ATCTATTTCCATAGGCGTCAATTCGTCACCAGGACAAATATTATGCATGTCGCTTCCTTGTGTAACACATTTTTCAAAAACAGTATCAAATAGGTCACAAGAAACTTCTTCCAATTCTAAAATGTTTTCATCGTCTTCAATTACATTTCCAAATTGTAATCTCTCTTTGAATTTACAACTAAAGTGTTTTTGGAAGGATTTATCTAAATCATCTACAGTGAAAAGAGTGCCCATATTTTTATTGAAATATTCAGATTGATTCAAAAATTCAATATCGTCGCCAATATCCAACATATGGTCCTTTTGTATGCCTAAATATAAGCCATAAAAATCAATGCCGTGCACAAATCCTTGTCCGAATAATTGCGATGATAAAAACGTGAAAAACCCGTCTACATATGCGCAATTATTTAGGTCTAATAATTTAGGATGAACTTCAGAATGATTACTCAATTTTGGTAAAACAAAAATACTTTTCATATTTTCCACTTTGTCTAAATTTTCTTGCACATCGTATTTCCCCATCATATATTTAATTGGGTCAACCAATGGTGAGTATTTGCAAAATATCGTTTTTTCCACATGTTTCATTGCATCATTCACGAATAAACTATGAAATACACATGGATTTTCTTCGTCTTTACGTTTTTGTAGGCTGTAAAGTTGTAATTTAGATGGAAAATTCACTTGGTCGTAGTTTGTTTCATTCAAAACAAACAATCTCTCGTAAAATGGAATATAATTTTGGATTTCGAGCATGTTTGCTAATTCTGCATGTTGGAACGATTCGAACAATACAGAATTTTTATTTTTCAAATATTTGAATTTAAGGTTTTCATCAATTTCTGTCATTGTTATTTATAAACTTCATCATATAATAACGGTGAAAATTTAACTAAACAAATTCAATTTACTCAATGATTCACATGTCGCGTTATGAGGACGTAAAAATATACCTTTTATAAATCATGACACTTGAATTAAAAAAATTTGACATGAAAAACATAAGCTTTAAGCCAAATGAGAATAAAGGTCCTGTTGTTGTGTTGATTGGTCGTCGTGACACGGGTAAGAGTTTCTTGGTGAGAGATTTGTTATTTTATCATCAAGACATTCCAATAGGTACAGTAATAAGTGGAACAGAAGAAGGAAATGGTTTCTACAGCACACATGTACCTAAATTATTTATTCACGATGAATACAATACTGCAATCATAGAAAATGTACTAAAGCGGCAAAGACAAGTATTAAAGCAAGTGAAAAAGGAACAAGAGACGTATAAGCGAACAAATATAGACCCACGAACATTTGTGATTTTGGACGATTGTTTGTATGATAATTCATGGACGAAAGATAAAATGATGCGTTTGATGTTTATGAATGGGCGTCATTGGAAAATCATGTTAATAATTACTATGCAATATCCGCTGGGTATACCTCCCAATTTGAGAACAAATATAGACTATGTCTTTATATTGCGCGAACCATATATTGCGAATAGAAAGCGTATCTATGAAAACTATGCAGGTATGTTTCCAACATTTGAGTCATTTTGTCAGGTAATGGACCAATGTACTGAAAATTACGAGTGTTTAGTGATTAACAATAATGCAAAGTCGAATAAATTGCACGACCAAATATTTTGGTATAAAGCAAGCGCACACAATGATTTCAAATTAGGGTCAAAGGAGTTTTGGGAAATATCGAAAGGCATTGGTTCGGATGACGAAGATGACGCATACGATCCACACGCGTCGCGAAAAAAGAGTTCTGGCCCGAAAATAAATGTGAAGAAATCAAAGTGGTAAATATATGGGGGTAAGAATTTGGAATAAAATTGATTTAAATAATCAATACAAGTGAAAGACATATAAACATAATGGATCTTGTTCAACGTAAATTGACACGAGATGAATGGAACTCTGTTGAGCTTCCAGTAAGCAATAGCGAAAAGCAAATATTGGAGTTGATCAAACAAGGCTTTCACGACATCAATAAAATAGAAAATACAAACATATCGTTGTCTTCGTTTTTGAAACTCAACACCAATGATGTTATGGATAAGTATCTATTTCATCATTATTTTGAACTCCCAATCAAAACACAATTAGATAAATATAAAAAAGCATGTAAAAATATAGAATACAAAATTCCAGAAAAACAACAAAAGCAACAAGGATTAAAGAAGGTCGACTCCTTGCGCATTCAACAAAATGACGCAACCCAGATTGAAAAACATAAAAACAGTATATTTGAATTTGTCTTATTGAATATGAGCTATAAAATGCTTCGTTATTACACAAAAGAGCAAGGTAGGTGGACGTATTATTATTATTCCCTGTATCACGTTGTAGGTATGACGATTTCAAATGTGAATGAACATGTGAGGACGTATGTTCGCGCACTATTGACACATTTCGAGCCGAACATTGATATGAAGAACATGCTTCTTCGTTCGGCAGATTACATTGAGAAAAACGAATATTTGAACCAATTTTCGGACATGTCACTTTACACCCATCAAAAAGAAATATTCAGTATTTTCAAACAGTCATCAAGTATACCTCGTCTTGTATTATATATAGCGCCAACAGCTACAGGTAAAACACTTACACCTATAGGGTTATCCGAGCACTATAAAATCATATTTGTTTGTGCGGCACGACATGTTGGAATTAGTCTTTCCAAAAGTGCAATTAGTGCAGGTAAGAAAGTTGCATTTGGATTCGGTTGTGAATGTGCCGAAGATATTCGGTTGCATTATTTCGCCGCCAAGGAATACACAAAGGACTGGCGTTCAGGCGGTATTCGCAAAGTGGACAACACGGTAGGCGACAAGGTAGAAATCATTATTTGTGACATCAAATCGTACTTGTATGCAATGTATTACATGCTAGCATTCAACAAAAAGGAGGAAATCATCACGTATTGGGACGAGCCAACAATTACATTGGATTATGATGAACATCCTTGTCATGAGGTGATTCAAAATATTTGGAAAGAAAACACAATTCCTAACATGGTTCTGTCTTCTGCAACATTACCCAAAATGCATGAAATTCAAGAAACGATTGCAGATTTTCGTGGGAAATTTGACGGCGCACAGATACATAGTATACACAGTTATGATTGTAAAAAGACGATTCCAATTATAAATAAATATGGTTATGCGGAACTTCCACATTATGTATTTGACAAGTATGATGATATATTGAGGTGTGTAGAACATTGTGAAGATTATAAGACATTGTTGCGATATTTCGATTTGACAGAGGTGAGTTCATTTGTAATATGGGTGAATGAGCAGAAAGTATTGACCGAGGAATATTATGAATATAATAATTATTTCGATAACGTTCATGATGTGACAATGCAAAATATAAAGCATTATTATTTGGTGGTATTAAAGAACATCATTCCTGACCAATGGGACCGTGTGTATCATCATTTTCAAAATATCCGAAAATATCGAATTCAACCGAATGCAAAAGAAGTGGGCAATGCACTGGAGAAAATACCTAGTGTTTCTTCGGTCCAAAATAGTACAGTAATAGGCGGGGGTGAGTTACGCAAAACAAAAAGTGTATTTGCTGCACCAATCGTCAGGCATATGCAGCCGTTGGCAACACCGACAAACCACGGAATACAGATAGCAACTCGGGATGCGTATACATTAACCGATGGACCAACAATATTCTTAGCGGATGATGTGGAGAAAATCGGAAAATTCTACCTGCAAGAAGCGAATATTCCAGTGAAGGTGCTGAAGGAAATCATGTTGTCGATACAGTTCAACAACAACATTAACGACAAGATATTGAAACTTGAGAAATCGGTGGAAGATGGAATGGCAAAGGAAGAAGGGAAAGAGAAAAAAATAAGCGAAGGTCGTGTTGACGCCACTTTGAAGCAACAAATGAAAGAGTTGGATACATTGCGTTCGTTAATTAAAAGTGTAACATTGAACGATATATATGTTCCGAATAAATTGAGACATATTGAAAAGTGGACACATTCTGATGAGTTGACTGCTCCACCGTTTACGTCTAACATAGTGGAAAGTGATGTGGAACGAATCATGGCAATTCATGATATCGAAGACATTTGGAAAATATTGTTGCTTATGGGAATTGGTTTATTTTCACAAACGAAATCAATCGAGTACACGGAGATATTGAAAGAAATGGCTCATCAGCAGAAATTATACATGATAATCGCAAATGGAGACTACATATACGGAACGAACTATCAGTTTTGCCATGGTTTCATATCAAAGGATTTGTCGTCCATGTCACAAGAAAAGGCAATACAAGCAATGGGACGAGTAGGTAGAAACAAGATTCAGCAACAATACAGCGTACGATTTCGCGACGATGCGATTATCCGAAAGTTGTATTCAAAGGAAGAAAATAAACCCGAAGCTTTTAATATGAATCGTTTATTCCAGACACCAATATAGTTAGGTTAAAAAAGTAATTAGACAATGATTATAGTAATATTATTTTTTAA